CAAAGACGTTAATTTTATTCGTGAAGCGTATCCCGTTACTTTAGGTTCTGGTAATACCGGTCGCCCACGTCATTACGCTATTTTTGGCCCCGACTATCCTACGTTTCCTAACGAGCTAACTTTTTTATTAGGTCCAACACCTGATTCCGGGTATTCTGTCGAGCTTCATTATTACTATTACCCACAGTCAATTACCGAAGCTGCTTCAGGCCAAACTTGGTTGGGCGATAACTTTGATTCTGTTTTGCTTTATGGTTCGTTACGGGAAGCGTACTTCTTTATTAAAGCTGAACCAGACATGATGGCAGCAGTGCAAAATAAATATGAAGAAGCCTTAGCTCTTGCTAAACGCCTTGGTGATGGTATGGAACGTCAGGACGCTTATCGTTCTGGTCAAGTACGGTATCCGGTGAAGTAGTATGGCAATTGTTCAAACCATGTGCACAAGTTTTAAGGCAGAAGTTGCCCAAGGACTGCACAACTTTACAAGGACGACAGGCAATGTTTTCAAGCTCGCTTTGTACGTCGCAACTGCCAACCTCGGAGCAGATACCACCGTTTACACATCCACTGGGGAAGTACCGACGAGTGGAACCAATTACACCGCTGGGGGGATTGCACTTACAAACATCACGCCCCTTTCATCAAGTAATACAGGATATTGGTCGTTTGACGACGCAACTTTTACCAACGTAACTCTTTCCTGCGCGGGCGCACTGATTTACAATTCCACCAACGGAAATCGTGCAGTATGTGTACTTAATTTTGGTCAAACTATCACGAAAAGTGCGTCAAATTTAATCATTACTTTTCCGCCAATGGGCGCAACTGATTCTGTTTTAAGGATTGCATGATGGAAAAAGCACGAACAAACGACCAATTTTCAAGCGGTTTAACCGCCAGGACAGGTTCAGGCGAGAAAGCTTTGGCGTGTGGCAGATATTACGCAGAGTGCCGAGACAAAGATGGCAACCTGAAATGGACCGCTGAGGGTGATAACTTGGTGGTTAATGCGGGTCTACAGTATATGGCTGGCACTGCCTTGGTTAGTACAGCGCAGATCACAACGTGGTATGTTGGTCTTTATGGCGCAGCGGCAAGTAATACACCGGCAGCATCAGATACGATGGCTTCTCATGCAGGCTGGACAGAGATTGATTGCTATAGCGATGCAACAAGACCGGCTGCGACATTTGCGGCGGCAACCAATGCGAATCCTTCGGTAGTAACAAACACCTCCAATAAAGCCGTGTTTAATATTGACGCAACGGCAACGGTTGGCGGGGCGTTTCTTACAAGTAATAACACCATCCTTGGAACGACAGGCACGTTATTCTCGGCAGCAGACTTTCAATCGCCGGGGGATCGGTCGGTGGTATCGGGTGATGTGATTAGCTGCACTTATGAGTTCCGTTTAACAGCAACATGAGCGAAGGAGGCTGGGGATCAGGTGCGTGGGGATTCGGTCCTTGGGGGCGATCAGCTTATGAGCGATCTGTTCTTGAAGCCGCATCAGGCAACGATACCGTTGCTGTTCCCGGCGTTGAGTATCCGGCATCTATCATTGAAGCTGCTTCGGGCAATGACCTCATGGCAGGCAACCCGTACTTCGCCGCCAATATTCTTGAAACAGCCAGTGGTGCAGATACAATTGCAGGGGCTGCTAATTTTGGTGGAACAATTATTGAAACATCTGCTGGTGCAGACAGTATTTCAGGTTCAGCAAGCTTTATTAGTTCTGTGCTTGAGAATGCGGCTGGTAATGACCTTGTTTCAATCAACGTGGAAATGCAGCTATCTGTACTTGAAAACGCATCTGGTGCTGATAGCATCTCTGCTGTATTGTTCTGGGAGCAGATCAATACTTCTCAAACCGCTAATTGGACTGAGATAACGACATGACAGTCAATTACACATCCCTTTTGGCCCTCGGTCAGCCTGTCACGGGCACCGAGCCTGGAGTATGGGGCGACGATGTCAACAACGCCGTTACCTCATACCTTGATATTGCAATTGCGGGTACACAGACATTAAGCACTGACGGTGATGTCACGCTGACCCTGACGCAAGGTACAAGTTTAGCAACGAATATTGGGTCTACATCAGCCCAGTACATGATCCTGAACTGTACCGGTTCCAGATCGCAACTACGCTACATAAACGTACCCAATAGCAGTAAAGCCTACATTGTGATGAACAACACCTCTGGTGGGTTCAATGTCACGATCCGGGGAAGCACTGGGCCTACGACAGGTATTTCAGTTGCTCCGGGTAAACAGACTTGGGTAGCCTGGGATACAAATGCTGGTGATTTCAAAGAGATTGCTTCGGGTGATGTAGACGGACCTGCGTCTTCTACTGATAACGCAATTGCAAGATTTGACGGTCTGACGGGTAAAGTTATTCAGAACTCGGCAGCATTTGTCGCTGATACGACAGGTGACATCACAGCCGGTGCTTACAACAAAGTCACGATCACTGCTCCGGCATCTAGCGCAACACTGACCATTGCTGATGGCAAGACATTAACGGCTAGTAATAGCCTGACGCTAGCTGGTACTGATAGCACCACGATGACCTTTCCGGGGACTAGTGCAACGATTGCACGGACGGATGCGGCTCAGACATTTACGGGCATACAGACCTTTAGTTCGGCACCGATTTTATCTTCGGCCACGGCAAGTAAAGCAGTCTTTACGGATGGATCTAAGGCACTTACCTCTACAGGTACGCTAACCACGGATCAGGGTGGTACAGGTCAGTCTAGTTACACCGCTGGTGATTTAATTTACTACGCCACGGGTACAGCGTTTACCAAGCTTGCGCTTGGTGCAAGTACGACCATCCTTACGTCTTCAGGAACAGCGCCACAGTGGAGTGCTGCATCAGGTGTGACGGTTGGGACGGCTACGAATCTTGCAGGTGGTGCAGCCGGGTCGGTGCCTTATCAGACGGGTTCAGGGGCTACGAGCTTCTTATCCATTGGTACGTCTAACTATGTCCTGACCTCTACAGGATCTGCGCCAACTTGGACCGCTAATACGGGTACGGGGAGCGTGGTTCGGGCTACATCACCGACACTAACAACCCCTGTGCTTGGTGCAGCTACAGCAACGAGTATTAACGGCTTAACGGTTTCAACGACCACGGGTACGTTAACGCTGGCTAATGGTTCAACCCTAGCCACATCCGGTGCTAACAGCATCACGTTAACGTCAACAGGCGCAACGAACGTCACGCTCCCCACATCGGGAACACTTGCAACAACCGCAGGTACGGTAGGTACGATTTCGTTTGGAACCACGGGGCTAACACCAAGCACGGCAACATCAGGTGCGGTAACGGTTGCAGGTACGTTGAGTCCTGCTAATGGTGGTACTGGGGTTGCGAACAACGCGCTGAATACGCTTACCTTCACGGGTAACTACAGTCTTGGGCTGACCTTAAACGGCAATACCTCAGTCACGCTACCCACGACAGGAACGTTGGCGACGCTGGCAGGTGCAGAAACCCTGACCAATAAGACAATTAACGGTGCTAATAACACCATCAGTAACATCAACCTAGCGTCCCAAGTCACGGGAACGCTTCCAATTGGTAACGGTGGTACGGGTAACACGGCAACGCCCACGAACGGTCAACTGCTGATTGGTAACGGATCGGGTTTCTCAATTGCCACACTGACCGCAGGTTCGGGGATCACGGTTACCAATAGTTCGGGTGGCATTACGATTGCTGCTTCGGGCGGTGGTGGTTCGGGCACGGTTACTTCGGTTGCACAGTCTTTTACGGGTGGTTTGATTTCCGTATCAGGCTCACCGATCACCACATCAGGAACGCTTGCATTAACGGTTGCTGGTACATCGGGCGGTATTCCTTACTTCTCTAGTGCGTCAACTTGGGCAAGTTCTTCTGCTTTAGCGGCTAATGCGATTGTGATTGGTGGTGGCGCAGGTGCAGCGCCGAGTACAACGACAACAGCGGCAGGGATTCTGACGTTCTTGGGTACGCCATCGTCGGCTAACCTTGCAGCGGCTGTAACGGATGAAACGGGTTCAGGGGCATTGGTCTTTGCAACAAGCCCAACTCTGACAACGCCAACACTTGGCGTGGCTTCTGCAACAAGCATTAACAAGGTAGCGATCACGGCACCAGCTACAAGCGCCACGTTGACCTTGGCTAACGGTTCTACGCTGGCAACATCAGGTGCAAACAGCATTACCCTAACATCCACGGCATCTACGAACGTGACGTTGCCAACGTCAGGAACCCTTTCTACAACTGGATTTGCTATTGCTATGGCATTAGTCTTCGGAGGTTAAGTTGATAGACCAAGAGACGCTAAAAGCAAGGTTTGATTACAGACCAGACGGGTGTTTGGTTTTGATCAACGATCCTGAAACGGATATATGGAAGCGGCGTCCAGTTGGCTTTACGTCAAGCAGCAAAGATCGCCCGGATAAGATATACAGGGCTACTAAAATTAAGGGCAGGCAGTATGCTATTCACAAGCTAATTTGGCTCTGGCACTATGGAGAATACCCAGATCAAATTGATCACATTAACAGAGATGGTGTGGATAACAGGATTGAGAATCTTCGTCTTGCTACAGCATCTCAAAACATGATGAATAGAAAAAAGTTTAAGAATAACCGTTCTGGGGTTACTGGTGTTTCATGGCATAAGAAATCAGAACGTTGGTTTGTTTACATAGATGCCAATAAAAAGCGTAAAAATATTGGGTATTTTGATGATTTTGAATTGGCTGAGTTAGTTGCTATTGAAGCCCGTGACCTGTATCACGGAAAATTTGCCAGATTGGCATAGGAGAAATAAATGGGTGCGCCGAATATAGTTTCTGTAACGAGTATCGTGCCACACACGGTATCTATCACCCCTGCTGATACCTCACGAAATGCTCTAGTGACGGCACCATCCACAGGGGCAACGCATAAGATCAACTCGATCTTAATAGCGAATATTGATGGAACAGCGTCGTATTACGCCACAGTAGAATTAAGGCTGGCAGATGGCACAACGTATCGATATTTATCCTATTTGGTATCTGTTCCAGCGGGTGGCACGGTGGAGTTGATGACCACAGGGACATCGATTTATCTGCTGGATACAAGCGTGTCGGGTGAAGCTTCAACGTTGTGGGCAACGAGTTCCACGGCATCTAAACTGACTTATACCTGCTCTTACACGACGATATCTTAAGGTGTAGACCATGGCTACTTTTCCTTCATATTCTTCTGCAAGCGGTATTTGGGGCTTAAATGAAGTTAGAAATGCTTTGATGGGTGGTAACTGGCCTCCGCTTACTGTCAACGTCCAATTTCTTGTTGTTGCCGGTGGCGGTGGCGCTGGGGGAACGGTTGGCGGCGCGGGAGGGGCGGGCGGTCTTATGACTGACACCACAACGGGCGTATTTCTAAAACAAGCAACAAATTACACGGTCACGGTTGGGGCTGGTGGGGCTGGAGGTAATACGGGCAACCCAAGTAATGGGGGTCAAGGTAGCTCCTCGGTGTTTAGCACAATAACCGCAGCAGGAGGAGGCAGGGGTTCTTACGCAGATGTTAGTGCTTCTGGAGGAAGCGGTTCTGGTGGACCCGGATCAGCTCCAGGTGGGGGTGCGGGAGGAGCGGCTGGGTCTGGTAATACGCCTTCAGTAGCCCCTTACTCATCTCAAGGAAATAATGGAGGAACATCGCCAAACAATAACACCGCAGGGGGCGGTGGTGGTGGGGCCGGCGGTGTAGGTGGAAATGCAAGTTCAAATGTTGGTGGAAATGGTGGCCCCGGCTCAGATTCATCCATTACAGGCTCAGTTGTGACTTACGCTGGCGGAGGTGGTGGTGGTGCTTTTAATGGGACGGGCGGTTCTGCTGGATCTGGAGGGGGTGGTGTAGGGAGAGGGACTAGTACAACTGGCGGTGCTGGAACGGCAAACACTGGCGGGGGCGGCGGTGGCGGAGGATATTCCGGGTCAAATTCTAGCGGCGGTGCAGGTGGTTCTGGCGTGGTTATTTTGAAATATCCAGATACGTTTACTATCTCAAACCCCGGCGGTGGCTTGACTTTTAGCACACCTGCGGCGTCAGGCGGCTTTAAGGTAACAACATTCACGGCTGGGACAGGAAGTGTGCAATGGAATTAAGCATACATAATTTGTTCCCTACTGCTGTTGGATTTGCTGAACTTAACAGACCCTTGTCAGATGAGGAGTTGTTCTTTGTCCGTCAGTTAGAGACAAGACAAAACACGGGGAATACTACAAGCACAGATAATTTTGTCTTGCGTAGCCCTGTGTTGACTTCACTACGTTCGTTCATTGAAGATTCGGTTGCTGAGTATTTCAAAGCCACAACCAATCCCAAGCACGATGTCACGTTACGGGTGACGCAAAGCTGGGTTAATTATTCAGAACCTGGGCAGTATCACCACAAACACGCACACCCAAATAGTTTCATCTCAGGGGTGTTCTACATTCAGACCAATCCTAACGACAAGATTTATTTTTATCGATCAGGCTGGCAACAAATCAAGTTTCCTCCGGCTGAGTGGAATACCTACAATTCAGAGTCTTGGTGGTATGAAGCTGTAGCAGGCAAACTTATTCTTTTTCCTTCTTCGTTAGAGCATATGGTGCCGACCGTTGAAGGGGATGTGGTCAGAATTAGTTTGAGTTTTAATACGTTTCCCGTTGGAATGGTCGGCGAGGAAGTAGATTTAACCGCACTTAGATTGGAGGCGTAATGGCGCACTATGCTTTCCTGGATGAAAATAATCTTGTAACGGAAGTCATCACCGGAAAAGACGAGGGTGAAGAAGGTCGTGATTGGGAGCAATGGTACGGCGACTTCCGAGGGCAAGTTTGCAAGCGCACTAGCTACAACACGGTCGGTGGCATTCACAATAAAGGCGGCATACCATTCCGCAAGAACTATGCAGGGATTGGCTACGTTTATGACGCACAGCGCGATGCTTTTATCCCACCAAAGCCTTTTGACTCTTGGGTACTAGTTGAACAAACCTGTCAGTGGGAAGCACCTGTTGCGATGCCGACCGACGGTCAGATGTACTCATGGGATGAAGCGACCACTTCGTGGAAAGTCAATGAACCCGCTCAAGCTTGATCTCACACTTGATGAAGTCAACACGGTATTAGATGCGCTAGGGAATCTGCCCTATAAGCAAATAGCACCGTTGTTTGAGAAGATCAAATCCCAGGCTGTAGCGCAGTTACAGCCAGAGGAACCCAAGGCTGATCCGCAGCATGGACGATAAAACCCACGAACTAGCGGTTCTCAAAGCGCAAGCTAAGATCAAGCTAGAGGAACTAAAGGCCCAAGACTCTGCCAAGGAAGTTGCTGGTAAAGCGATTGGCGAGGACGGTCTTCTTTATATCTTCCTCATCGTACTCGTGGGTGTCGGCGCATCCCTTTTCTTAGAGGGCGAGAAGATCGCTGCGGTCATGGGACTTCTTGGCGCTTCGCTAACTGCGCTTATACAGATGCTCAATGGCATTGCAGGCACCGCTGCCAAACAGGAAAAACCAGAGTTTGAAGTCATCAAGGATCTTATCCATCGTCTTGACAAGCTAGACCGTGCCGAGCAGCCCATGCAAGTTGATGTGGAAGGCAGCAAAGTCACGGTCAAGAAAGGTGCCGATCAGATTACCGCAAGGGGCGAACATGTTTGATCTTCTCTCAGGCGGTCTTCTTGGTTCCATATTCGGTGGTCTGTTCAGGCTTGCACCGGAAGTCCTTAAATTCCTCGATAAGAAGAACGAACGCCAGCACGAGCTATCCATGTTCCAACTCCAGACTGACCTTGAGAAGATGCGAGGTGAGTTCAAGATGGAGGAGAAGTATGTTGACTACAGCATCCAGCAAATGGATACGATTAAGGAGGCATTTAAGGAACAGGCTGAAACGGCTAAGGCAGCGGGTTGGTTTATGTCGTTTATTTCAGCTTCAGTGCGTCCCGGCGTAACGTGGTTTCTGTTCTTTATGTACGCAGGTGTTAAGGTGGCGGCTTTGTTTATTGCGTTTCAAACCAATGCGAATTGGGCCGAAGTGCTTATTAAAACGTGGGATGAAGATGATTTTGGGATGCTGTCTATGGTGCTGTCGTTTTATTTTATTGGCAGAAGCGTAGAGAAGTACCATAAGCAATGAAAACCTGTAGCCGCTGCAAAATAACGAAAGCCTTTGAAAGTTTTTCCTTTTGCCGTGCCAATAAAGACGGCTACCAAGGGTGGTGTCAGGCATGTGTAAACGAAGGACGACGCAAACCGCAAGAGTCGCCGGAGGTTATTGAGCAACGAAGGGCAGAGCAAAGACGCATAAAACTAGAGAAAAAACGCGCTTATTATTTGGCAAACAAAGAGCGACATAGTGCAAACATGGCTGCGAATTACCAAAAGAATAAAGATTCGGTAAAGCAGCGCATAGCTGAATATAAGAAAGAAAACTCCGCTAAGGTAAACGCTAATTGTATGAAGCGCCACGCACAAAAGCTGAACGCGACACCGGCTTGGCTATCTGAAGATGACCATTGGATGATTGAAGAGGCTTATGAACTAGCCAAACTCAGGACCAAACTGTTTGGGTTTGTATGGCATGTTGACCATATCATTCCGCTTAAGGGCAAGACGGTGTCTGGTCTTCATGTGCCAAATAATTTGCAAGTAATACCTGCGTCAGTAAACTGCTCAAAGCGCAACAGAGTTGATGCATGAATGAAGCAAAGCAGCTTTGTAAAGATGTATTAATCAAACCATTTGAGGGTTTGGCAAAGCGTTTGCCTGACGGACGAGTAACAGCTTATCCTGACCCCGGAACCCGTGGACATCCTTGGACAATTGGCTGGGGAGCCACTGGCCCTGACATTAACCCCGGCACGGTCTGGACGATTGAGCAATGCGAAGATGCACTGGATCACCACGTTGAATACTTTCTCAGGGGTTTGTTTAAACTTTCTCCAAAGATACAAACCGCACTGCCCCGACGCATTGCCGCTGTGACTAGCTGGGTCTACAATTGTGGCCTAGGGAACTACCGAGTTTCTACGTTCAAGAAGCGGATAGATGCGGGGGATTGGGATGGTGCAGCCGACCAATGTATGCTGTGGAATAAAGCCGCTGGAAGAGTCCTGCCGGGGCTTACCCGCCGCCGAGCGGCAGAAGCTGCACTGATGAGGTGAGCCGTGCCATTAAAAAAGATACTACTGAAAAGCGGGGTTAATAAAGAAAATACTCGCTATACAAATGAGAACGGTTGGTATGTATCCGACAAGGTTCGGTTTCGTCAGGGCACACCAGAGAAGATTGGTGGGTGGCGCAGAATATCGCAAGCCGTTTACTTAGGGATTTGCCGTTCTCTTTGGAACTGGGTTACTTTAAGTAACTCTAACCTGCTTGGTGTAGGAACCAACCTAAAGTACTACATTGAGCAAGGTGGTGCTTATTCCGACATCACCCCCATACGTTTAACCCAATCAGTGACCTTTGCTGCGGTTACTGTATCTCCCTTTTCCTCAACCATCACGGTTACATCGGCTAATCATGGTGCAATCACTGGGGATTTTGTAACCTTCTCCGGTGCAGTAAGTCTGGGTGGAAACATCACAGCAGCGGTGCTTAATCAGCAATATCAAATTGCTTCTGTACCCACATTAAATACTTTTACCATCACGGCCAAAGATCCCGGTACGGGTGCGCCTGTCACTTCAAACGCCTCGGATAGTGGTAATGGTGGTGGGTCTTCGGTCGGTGCTTTCCAAGTTAATACGGGTCCGGGCGTTGCTCAGGTTCCTCTGGTTGGATGGGGCGCAGGTGCTTGGGGTAGTGGGTCATGGGGTGTTACGCCACAGGTTACAGACCCACTGCGGATATGGAATGCTGGCAACTGGGGGGAGGACTTAGTCTTTGGTCCACGCACGGCTGGTATTTATTACTGGGATGCGACTAACGGCTTATCAACAAGAGGTGTTGCACTCAACAGCCTTGGGGGTACTGTTACCCTAACAATAGCTTCACCTTGCGTGATTACGCTGTCTAACGTGCTTGCTGAGGGTACAGCCATTAAGCTTGCTACTACTGGCGCACTTCCAACGGGGCTAACTGCGGGTACAACATACTATTTAATTAATGTTGATGGGGTCACTGCAAACCTGTCAACCTCTGCAACGGGTTCGGCTATAAATACTTCAGGCAGTCAGTCTGGAACGCAAAGTATCTCTACGCTTGTTGATGTGCCTACCGTGCAATACAGCATGCTGGTTTCGGATGCTTCTAGGTTCTTATTACTATTTGGCACAACCGACTACGGCAGTACGACTGCTGACCCCATGCTCATTCGTTGGGGTAACCAAGAATCTTTAGTTGATTGGGTGCCATCCCCGCTTAATCAAGCAGGTAGCTTGCGCTTATCCCACGGCTCGCAGATTATTGCAGTGCAGCAAACTAGGCAGGAAGTGTTGGTGTGGACTGATTCTGCGCTTTTTTCTCTGCAATATCTCGGCCCGCCGTTGGTTTGGGGTTCGCAAATTCTTGGGGACAATACGTCCATCATCGGCCCTAACGCCACTGCAATTGCATCCGGGGTAACTTACTGGATGGGTGTGGATAAGTTCTATGTGTACAACGGTAGGGTGCAAACACTTCGTTGCGATCTACGTCGGTATGTGTTCAGCGACATTAATAAGTACCAGAACTTCCAAGTCTTTGCTGGAACAAACGAAGGATTCAATGAGGTTTGGTGGTTCTACTGTTCGGC